GGCGGATTTGCTGGAACTTCTGGTTTTGCGCGCAAGTGGGATATCGCCACGAATGCACAATCTTCAGTTGCAGTAACTGGTGCATCCTCTGGAATCTGTTCAGGGAATAATACTCTGGCGACGGGTCCGTACTTTTTTCTCTTGCTTACTAAGCGGCTTCGGGCGCAGTACATCTTCTTGACAGAAGCCGAACTTGAAATATTCCGTGTACGGGCCGACAGTTGCAGAGCGTGTATACTTACTGATGTATATAAGATTGCCCGGTGCGATTCGGAGAACTGCTAGCCAACGATTCACAGTTGTCTGAGACAGCCCTGTGTGTTCACGAATCTCAGCTCTACAAACTTCTCGTGCACACATCAGAGCGATCATCTTTTTCCAGGCTACCGCTTCGATAGATATCTTGACGCGGCGGTTAGGATTTCGGGTCGTAGTATTTATCGCTGCCGGAAAGCTTATCGGCTCTACCAACTGCGGCGTCATCACTGTACCGGAGACTTTTGTATCGCATGCTGAGTTTGTTCGCATTTGTTTGCAATACCTCTTGTTCGTTGATTCCATAGAGCCTCATTGTGGCTTGGATGTAGAACCTAAGATCGCCGAGTTCTTCTACCAGATTCGCGCGGTCAAGTTCTTTACCGTAGATGATTTCTTTCTTGATGCAATCTGCAAGTTCACCGGCTTCTCCAGCTACACCGAGAGCTGCATGTAGGCACATGAGATTGAGACTTTGCTGCTTAAATAGCATGGCTACGAATGCATCGTATCGGAGTGTTTCGATTGTCTGATCTGATAGCCGAATGCAGACGAAGGAATTCGCACCTGGATGGCCAGTAAAATCTTCGGGCTGGCTATTCTGGCCTAGCGGAGTAGGTTCGAAAATAGAGGAGGTCATTTGATACTTGCTCTTTCTTCTGCGGATAGCAGACTATAATCAACCATTGATGAATCAGTCTCCTCTAAAACTTTTCGCTTCGGTAGGAAACCTTTATTACCAGGTACAAGTTGAAGCTTCTCAGCCGCAACTAGGTTCTGAAGTAGTGTACCAAGATCTGACATCTTCTCCAGATCATTCGATACGTGCTTCCAGATTTCTTTGAACGTCAGAATCGAATGTGTGCTCTCAGCTAGCTGTACTATCTTATGACTCACATCGGAGTGTTTGGCTTTTCCGAATTCTCCGAGGGCTCTGGGCATAGCATGTTCTGCAGCTGTGAGAATTGTGTTTGCATAGATGACGTGGCGGTCAGTAATTGCTGAAGATGAATTGGCAGCACTGCAGAGTATCGTGAGTTTGAGCAAGTGGGTAAAACGTCTGTTTGAATAAGATTCAAAGCGTACGTCATCGACAACAACATTTCGTTGATAGATTCGATCAAGAAGTTTCTCTGCTCCGCTGCTGAGTCTTGCTGAGCCGAGTGCTGTTTGTTTGATTCTTCGAAGCAGTTCGAGGATTCGCTCAGTTTGTTCTGGGGGCGGAGGTGGTGGGAATGTGATTCGTCGATCTGTTCTGTCTGCGTAGATAAGGAGAAGTCTACTGAAGAATCCTTGTCCCAGTATATCAGTAGGGAATGCAAGCGAGAAACCGGTAGGTGTATTTCCTCCGATGATTGAGATTGTAGGGTTATTGATCTCGACTGATTTCCCTGTCTTGATTCGATTCTTATACAGTCCATGGTAGTCCCACATATTGCCGAGCATGGAAATGAATTCTATATTTCCATTCCCGATGAAGTCATTGAACTCGTCGATTGCTACGAACATCTCACAATCAGGACGAGCGCTATCAGTTCCGAAAAGATTCTGATCTAGCAGTTGTTCCGGTGTCATCAGTTCTCCGTCACTGCCTTCGCCTGCCAGATCTAGAAGGAACTTCTCTTTGCTTGTTCTTTCCGCTGCGAACTTATTATAACCTGTCTGTTCTAGAAGTTTCCTCATCAGCTTGATTGCAGTTCCCTTACGAGTACCGGCACTGCCGATGAGCATGCAATATATATTCGGATAGATATGAAAATGGCCGTGGTCGAAATGGTATTGTCTACCTAGCATTGCGCCCAGCCCAGTAATTGCAGCCCAGCGATTGAATATAGCGGGCACTTCCGTGTCACCACAGTATTCAATGTAGCTAGTAAGGAAGTCATCTCCCTTCATAAGTCGCCTTTCGGGGCGGGTTGGTGATTTGTGTTAGGCTGTGAGGCTATTTTTAGACTGCCTAATCTCAAGCCACTCTGCATATGACATATAGTCTACTGTCGTGTCAGGATCAGTAAAACAATACGCATCATAGTAAGAACAACTAACGGGCTCTCCAGTACTACGTTTAACTTTAAAACACATTCTGTCAGGCAAACGTACGACTAGCGGTTTGGGCTGCGGAGTTATATTCATGGCGGGGTCTCCTAGAACTGCTTCACGAGTGGAATGTTATTCGCAGTCATGAACTGTTCAAGCCGATCGGAAAGCGCGAACCAGTCTGGTCCGAACTCGGGTGCGCAGTTGAGGGAGCGGTTGAGAAGGGCTTGTAGTTTCTGAAGATCTTGTGTTCCACTGATCGTGATCTGAAGGAGTGGATCAGGAGCTTCAACTGCTGAGAAAGTGCGTACGTAGATCATTTGTTACCTCTTGAGTTGTGAAGTGCGTGTTCGCCAAAGAACTTATCAGCCGCTTGTTTATAGGCCTCAGCAGCTTGCTCTGGAAATATATAGAAACCAAGATAGTGACGACGGCCGTTATGTTCTATCTCAGCACGATATCCATTGCCAATCTTTACTACTCCCTTATACCCACTTTCAGCAGTTGACTCCCGATTGAAAGTGTTCTGGGAGTGAGTTACGATACGAAGATTATCGCGCAGGTGGTTGAGAATATTTCCGTCTCTATGATCTACTATCAGATAGGATGGACAGTCCATTATTAGTCGCGATAGATACTTGTGTCGATTAACACCTTTAGATATCAGTACACGTTTTCGGCCATCCGACTGACGACTGATGGATAGACCCTGAAGAACAAATCGAAAGTCTTCTTGGCATATCAGTACGACTTCTCCGCCGATGATTATGTTCATAGCTACTCCGTTTGCGACCAGTATTTCGCGGGGCTGTCTGGCTTACCAATCTTTAGAGCCGCAGGCACAGTAAACGTACGATAAGTTCCAGAGATATCTCGCACAGTTACTGGAATTTCCATGCAGTCTTTAACTTGTTCTGCCAATTCTTGATAGCCCACTGCATAGCTAAACAAGATAGAGTCGTGAATTTGAGCATGAAGCCTAAATGTATCAGGATTCGGAAGAGCCACCTGATAAAACACACGAAGCCAAGCCTCGTTCAATGTTCGTGCATTTAGACTCTGTGGACAATGTGCGACTAGCGCATTGAGATCAGGCTTGCTGCTATCTGGTTTTCCAAAGCAGTAGCGGGTCCAGTCTCCACGTTCGATGTATGCTCTGACTGCCGTTTCTCCATCACCGTATACGAGTCGATTAGCCTCTGTATGGTGATAAGCTCGGCTCGTAAGTCTGCGAGTTGTTGTGACTTCATAGGCAACGGACGCATAGTAAGTTCCTGGTGAGTAGAGTTTATGTTCACACTTGTCAAGCTTCAGAACCATTCGCACCTGGTCATTGCGAATATGGATCGGACCGCGCAGTTTCGGGTACGTCAGATGGAACTTGGTGAGCAAATGCTCCGCAACTGCGGCGGCAGCAATGTATGGAAGTTGTAGGAGCTTCTTCGCCATCCAAACCTTATCCAAACCCATCGTGTCTACCATCACATCCGGGCCCATGTTATATGTAGCGCCGTGGTTAGTCCGCTTGGAGAGATCTCTGAGCGGCTTATCTTTAGTCTTCCCGGCGGCACTATCATAGATAGATTCATAAGGGCGACCAAAAAATGCGGACGCGTTATGGCTGTGAAAATCTCGGTCGCTTGAGACGGCAGCAATAAGTGCGGCATCTCCCGATATGAATGCAGAGTCTCTGGATTCAGCCTGTTCAAGATCAGATTCACCAAGGTAGAATCCATCGTCAGCACAGATGGTTGTCTTGGTGTGGGAGGGTTCACCAGGCTCTCCACGAGGGACGTTCTGTATTTGTAGTCCAGTCCAGAAGTGGTGCTCTCTACTAGCCAACCTTCCGGTGTCTGTGCCATGTGGATTGAGGTTGTATAGGATGCGGCCATGGAATTCCTTTGCTCCTTTCTTCTTGCCACCTTCACTGTCCTCATCCGTGCGAAGATAGTTAGTCTTCAGCTTTCGGAGTCCGCGGACAGTGAGAACTTTGTCGATGAGGATTGCATTGATCGGATGCCGCAGTTTTGCCTTGGCCAGATCCGGTTCTTCCGTGCTCTTGATATCGCCACAGCCGATGAGTTCGAGCAAGCGAAGAACTTGTTGAGACGAGCCTGGATTGAAGGTCGGCGCACCAAGCATCTTCCGCAAACTCGTGAGGGCGACTTCTTCCTCGCCAAGCACCTGAGTTCTAGCAATCTTGAGTGCATCGAAATCACGTTTCAATCCTGTCATTTCAGCAAGCAAGCACGGATACACCAGCGGAAATTCTAGTGTATAGTTCCTTCTGGCCCAGTCTGGCGCTCCCAGGAGTTGCTGAATCCAGACATTTGCAGTGGCCCAGGTGTCCATTGCATTGTATTTATAGTACTCATAAAGGTCTGTTGTTTCCGCGAGATCCTTCCAATATACCACCTTTCGTAGAAAGAAGGCATTAAGGAAAGCAAGATCCTTTGGTAGTTCGGAATACCAACAGTGAAAGAAATGTTGAGTATCCCAGAGCCAGTTTCTAACTGGTGCGTTATAACGAAGAAGGTAGGCGTTGTCATACTTGCCGTTCTGGAAGATCTTTTGGGCAGGCAGATCATTTATCTTCCGCATCCAGTACAGATTGTAGACGCTATCAAGGGGTAGGACATAAGACCTAGTAACCAACCCGCCAGTATCGCTACGAAACACACCACAATAGCCAATACATCTGATCGAGAGGGGAGTTTGAAATGTCTCGATATCCGCTGCAATAGCGTAGGCTTCAGATAGATCATGGTAGGCTGCCTCGATTCGTGCTGCGGTGTCTAGTACGGACCACTCGAAACTGGTAGCCTCAGCCCATGAATCGGACGCACAAACTTTTGAGATATATCTCGCAGCAAGGAACTTGCCGTAGGGCACAGTGAAAAGTTGGCGCAGTGGGCTGACAAAGACAACTTCGAGATTCTTGTATGTGAACAGCGATCCAGCATAGTCGGAGATTGACTTAGGGATGACGTTACTACCGGCTCGTTCAACGAACTTTTGTAGGAGAGGAACTGAAGAACAAACGACTCGGGTGATGTTCTTACGGGCACAATACATCTCCAGATGTGTAAGCAGGGTGATCGGTTCCAGACAGACGAAGGTTGTGTGACCATTGAACATTCCTTTGAGATATGGAATGTATTCCTTGTCGTCTGGTGTACCAATGAATGCGCATATTAGTTCGGTTGGGGCGGTCATGGCTGTAGTATTATGATTATATTATGGACACCTCGATATTGGTGCGGGCCAAGGTCAGGAATATCCACAAGAATAATTACCTTACCTCGAAGTCCTGTCAGTGTCCGTTCAACTTGAAGGAAGCCTTTACAGATTGGCCGACGGGCAAATGAATTAAGATGCTTAGCTGCCCAGGCTACTGCAATACACTCTTCAGAGGCCACTACAATAATTGGCTCTTTATGCGGATGATGATCGTCCATGATTTCCTCTCCTAGCACTAACGAATGTACCCTCCGAGAGCTTGTGACTCAGGGAAGGTACATGATGTTAGGACTACCGATTAGTACGGATAACCCTCCATGTTGATGAGATTGCGAGTCTCATGATATGGCAGATCAATCCAGCCCATTGCTTCGATCTTCGCTTTCTGGATGCAGAGTTTTTCGACTAATTGTCTAGCTTCCTTGATACGAATATCACAGGCTTCGCCCATTGTGAGTTTCGGATTCTGCCAGGGGTTGACTCGTACACGTTCGCAGCCGTCGCTATCAGTTGCTTGAGTGTTCATCATGCCACCTTCATTTCCACGATATCCGTGTACATCTGCGTCTTATCCTTGTTCTGGCGCTGCCGCGTGACAACTGCAACCGTAGCACCTTGCAGGTCAGCGATCAGTTCACGGTTGCTCTTCGCACCGAAGTGTTCAGCAGCACTGGCCAGCAGCTTCTTGAAAGTACCTTGGCCAATCGGATTGTCCAGCAAATACAGCACACTGGTTTCCGCGCCAGGTGCCAAGGGCACATCGTTCGAGTCGGCCAGTTCCAGAGTCTCAACTGCCTTCATCTTGACTTCAAAACCAGGATGGTTATTCACACGGTTCTTCGCGGCAGTCTTATCGACGATCGTCAAAACTACGGCGTGTGTGCCAGCGGGATACGGCTTGAATTCAGGCAGATCGGCCAGATCGTCCAGTGTGCCGTCCAGCATTGCGTCGATGTCGAAATTGTCAGTAGCTTGGGTCATGATTGTTTCCTAGTGGTTGAGAAAGAGATTGATGCGTACTTAGAATGCATCAGGATCAGAGAGAGGGTAAATGTTCGCTTGCTTGATTACTCGATCTACTTCTTCATAAAGTTCCTCCAGTGTTCCATTGTTGATGAGTTGATAAGTATTATCCGGGGCAGTAAAACTAATGCCTGCTTCAGACGGATGGCCGGAAATTCCTACGATACCATCGGCTCCATGACGTGTCAAGTGGATAATGATTCCACCTTGAGCGACGATCCAATCATATTCGTTCTGGAATCTTACGTCACTGATTACTACTACATCATCAGCGTCGTATTCAACTTGTTCGCCCAGTCCGTTAAGGCAATGCGCCATTCGGTAGACCCAGAAGTCTTGACCTACAGTTGGAATCAGCTTGTTGATTGTTTCCCTGACCATCTCAGTTCCGAAAAACTGTGCAATCTGACGCGGGCTGACATTCCAGTAGGAGTCTGGTAGTTCCTTTGTGTCGTCATCATGGAACATCATTTCCGGGATACCGAACATAACTGCGGCAGCAGCTTTCAATGGGCCCGCGAAGGCTAGCTTGTAGGTGTTGTCATGTTTTTGATGAAGGTACTGGCCGACGGTATCTTTACCTGAGCGCGCGGCTCCGCAGATACCAATGAGTTTGCAGGATACGGCGGGCGGTAGGATCAGACTCATTTCGTAGTTCCTTGTGTTTGCTTGGATGCGGAAGCTGCTGCCATCTTATCTCGCAACGCGGCTAGTCCGGAGACTGCGGCAGTTGCGGGAGTTCCGGAAGTGACGGGGTTAGATGTGACTCGCTCTCCGGTGAAAACCGGAACAAGACTTGCCGATGCGGCGGACTCAAGGCTTGTTCCAGATCTACTTTCAGTGAGGATATTTCCGCTGTAAGTCGTCGAGCTTCCAACTGCATGTTTTTTATTCTTAACTTCACAATAGACAACTTCGTCAAAGTACTTCGCAGTGTTTCGGCTGAAGTTACGGGTACCGGCAGTTGGGACAAGTTTGTCTTTTCCATCTTCCATCTTCACTTCGGTTTCGTGGCTGATACATACAACATGGAAACCAGCTTGTTGTACGTGGGACAGGAATACATCCATCAGCTTACCGAGGTTCGCCCAATCGTCGAACTCCATCTTGTAATCTTCCGGTTGTGCTTTCGTTATGTGAGCAATAGCGCTATTAGTAAGCTGTGTGAGTGAGTCGAAAACAACAATAGTGTCAAGAGGTAGCTCAGACAGACAGACCTCAACTGACGGCGTAGCTGCTGGGTCCTTACTGCACGACATGCAATTCCATTTTCCATGCAGCTCGCATATCTTTCCACGTCCGCCCTTAATTGCCTTGAGGCAAGTTTCAATTGCGATGGGATAGGTTCTGGTATCAGGTAGCGAGACTACTTCGATTCGCTCCTGCTGTTCCAGAGGTAGCTTCAGCAGTGTATCGACACCATTTTCCAGATCGAACCACAGAAGATTGAAGGCTCGTGCAAGTTCGCCAGCGAGCTGAGTTTTACCGGATTTCGGCGGTCCGAAGAGGAGGACACGATGGGATTTGCTTGCAGTTTTCTGTGAGAGTTTCATGATAGTTTTTCGAGTTGAGTGTTGAGTAGGTCTGCTAGTCCAATGACTACCTGATATTCCGTCTTATCCTGTTCCTCCGGAGTACACGGTTTCGTCAGGTATGATGTGCTGAGTGTGCAAGTCTGGAAGAACTCGCACTCCCTGAAGTAGTTAAAACAACTCTCACCGTGCATCGGATAAACGCCTGCACCTTCATACAACCGGATCATTTCCACATCCAGCAGCAGTTCACGAATCCACAGTGCACGTTGCAGATATGTCTTGGTGAACGGAATCGGATTGTACTCGCGATCCTTTGTAGTGTATATCAGGTACAGAACTTCATACGCGGATAGTTCCGGGAACAGGTGATCCAGAACGATGCTGTAACCAATCGCCTGCGCGGAGTTCTTATATGTGGCCGGGTTCAGTGCAGATGAGCCGGTGGTCTTGCATTCAAGCACAAGGATTTTTCCACTGACTCGATGACGGAGTACCGCATCAACGAAACCACGTAGACGGAAACCATCAGGGAGCTCAATGCAGAAACTAAGCTCACAAGCAGGACGATCTTGGTAGTAGACCAGTTCGTATTCATTGAGGAATCCTTGTTCACGAAGTGATATGAACTTATCTAGCGCGACACAAGCTTCCCAGAAGGACTTATTCCCTTTCTCGTCCCGTGCTAGAAGATCGGTGTGCCACATCAGGAACATCTTCCAGACTATCTGTTCCTTGCTGAGACCAGAGAGCGCAAGTTGGATAGCTTCTCCGACGACGTGGCCGTATGCGAAGGTGATACTACTTCGCTGATCTTCTTCGGTTCGATGGGTAGATCGCAGTCGATTAAGTTGGAATTTTCTCGGGCACGAATGGAGTGTGAGAAGTGACGAGTAGCTAAGTTGGCGAATCCGGTAGTCAGTTGTGCCTTCATATCCGGGCTCTCGGAATAGATCTCGTGGAGTGCTATCTGTTCCTTCATCGAGAAATCCCGCGCTATCGCCTGGCTGTACTCCCAGATCTGGAACGGTATCAGAGAGAAAGTCTTCGACGGACTGCATAAGTATAGTTCCTGTATGAGTGGACCATATAGTTCGCGGTCAGGATTATTCGGAGTTGGCCGACAACTTAGCCAATCTTGGATGAGGTGGCAATGTCGTGTTGGGAGTTCTGAGGCAAGGCCGGCAATGTAGATACGGAATGCGAGAACATCGGAGGATTCCAGAATTGACATACGAATCTCGCAGCGTTGGCGACTGGAGTAGCTTGGAATTGCTGAGGCAGCTTCATATCAGAATGCGTCCGCGCCAAGTTTACCAATCTTCGCGGCCAGAGATTTCGAGGCGGCAGGTTTAGTAGCTGTTGCTGCGAACTCCACACCAGTCTGAATCTTCAGCCCTTCCACAACTACCTTGATATCATCCTCACTCATGAGGGTAACTTGCTCAGGGTATTTAGAGAGCGTCATGTGGATTTCTCGAAGAAGTGTGGGCATCTTCGGATGGCGGACCAGAAGGGCAGCGGATAGTTCAGCTACTTTTTCGCCTAGCAGATATGCTGTTTGATCATTCACTTAAGACCTCGACTTTCTTAGGATAGAGTTGAGCATATTTATCTTCTGCGTCTTTTAGAGAATCAAACCAACCTAAATATAGCTTAGTGTTTAAGTCAAGATTCTTTCTATACAACTTATACTTTTTATGGGCTTTATCATAAGATATGACATCGCTACAAGTATATTGTCGTAGGCGCTGGTTTATTCGCTGTTCCTTTGATGAAGCCCAACGACAGTTGTTCGGTTCATAGTGCCCGTTGGGATCAATTCGATCAAGCGAGTGATTCTCACTGGGAGGCAGCCCTAAGTCTTTCAAGAACATAACAAAACCAGTTCGTCCAGCTATGTTCCAAAATCCTTTTACTGTAATACCGCGCCCTCCATAGTATTCGTACCCTGAAGATTGCGGGTTAAAGCAGCGTGTATGCATATTATAAAAAGCCTGATAAGCTTTCTTATGCAACTCGCTAACTTGAGCGTAGTCTGGAATAATCATTACAGCAAACTCTTGCTATGGCAGATCCATTCCGCTACCTTGATGTGATCTTGGCCGTCAGCAGTACCAGTAGTCTGGCTAGAAATCTGACTGAGCGGGAACCAGTGAGTGACGTTTTCTTCTAGAACTGTGCCATCAACTTCTTCTACTCTGAAGTGAACTGCTTTCTCAGTCTCACGAAGTTTTGTGCCGGTAAGTTTGATATATTCAGTTGGTGTTGCCATGATTACCTCCGGGTATTAGGAATAGAATCCTGTGTTGATATAACATATTCAACTGCTCTCTCGCTTCAGCAAATGTACTATCAACTGCTGCGGGATCGCTGAAGAATACTTGTGCAGGCTGATCGAACGTATCGAATGTCACACGGGTGTGAGACTTCTTCAGATCAGCCGCGAACCCATATGCGTATATGTGCATGCTTGCTCCATGGTCGGGTCAAAAATCATCCTCAGTGAAGGGACAGCCCTGATTGTTCGGACTGTATAACCTGAGATAGAACGTGAGAATAGAACCTGAGCGCGCATGATACATGATCGCGTGCTTAGGTTCTATTTCCAGCTTATATCCTACGTCGAGCCACTTCTCTTTCACTACGGCTTTCAGTATCCGTCGGTGCAAAACTCGTGGCGCAGTTACAGATACGCCCTGCATCGCAGCTTGTTTAGCTGGCAGGGCTTTTAGTTTGGTCCAGATTGGCTGGTATTGTCGTGGTCCTAGATCAAGAGACATTCGTGCTACCCATAATAGTACACACTAGCATCGCCACCTAAGCTGAGCATGTTAACCCGGCGGAGACTTTTATGCTTCGATCTTCTGGCCACACCGTGGGAGAAAACGGTGATAATCTCGCGGCACCAGAAGTTACCATCTAATGTGTACTATGATAGGTCCCCGTCTTTCCGGGGTGTCATGCTTTTCAGTGGGAATTGTGAGCCCACGACCGGCAAAGGTCCTATCAGGAATCCTTACAGATTCGCAATCAGCAGTTCCACATCGTTGGAATTCAGGTACAGTTCGAGCTTACCTTGCAGCAGTTCGATGATATCCGCGAAGTCTTCGCCATTCTTGGTGTTCTCCACGAAGATGGTGAGTTGTTCCTTCAGCTTCTCCAGAACTTTCTTGTTCGTCTTGACAATCGCGAACTTCTTCATGTACACAGCGATGGCATTACCAAGCTGTTCAGGGTCCTTGTTGGTAAGGGCCGGCATGATTTCCAGATATTCCTTGGCGAAAGCTTCCCAGGTTTCTTGCGAAATCGTGGCGCGTTCAGCACGTTCCTGATTTGCAATGGCTTCCCAGGTGATCTTCGCAAACGGGAAAGATTCCGGAGTGATCTTCTCATCGTCGCCGACAATGGCAGCGGCAGCACTGCGAACCGTGGAAGCCATCACTTCCAGCAGCAGCTTCAGTTCCTTACCGCCTTTCTCCAGAATGGTGATGACGTAGTTTTCGTTCGGCACGGGAACATTCTTCAGTTCCACGGTCGGACGCTGATTGCCCATCTTATCCTTCTTGAAACGGAACTTCATTTCAACCAGGGAAACGGCGGGAGCAGCAGCGGTGTTGGTAGGTGCGTTCATGATTTCAGTCTTTCTGTCCATTGTGGACTGGGTTGGAAAGTGGATAGTTCGGAAACTTGGGGCTGGTGTTTCCTAAACCAGAAAGCGCAGTATGCCATAGGCCCGATGGCTTGTCAAGGGGGTCGATGATCGTAGATTTCCGGGACTTCCTTGTTGGGGATAGGTGGGTTTGCTAACTCATATGCTAGAACTTTCGCGCTCCAGTTAGATTTACGCAGGTCCGGGTGATCATGCTTCTGCATCCATTGCAGGTATGCGGCATGATAGGAGGGCCAGGATTTACACTGGCTGAATGTATGATAGGTTGTCGGGGCAGACATATCACGGATAGAATCTATAGCCAACTTGCCGTGGATCACAGTTCAGAATGTGCATCTGACGTGCCCAAGTTGCTGCAATATCTCGTGGAGATAGATCTTTCGACCAGAGTCTGTCTAGGTTTTCTAGACACAGGAGTGCATACTTTGCTTTTTCTTCAGTCGGATAGTAGTCGCTATCTCTGGAACCTGGAGTAGTCCCGTAGACTGAGTGGTATTCAGTTCCGATATAGTATCCGGCGGCGGATTTTAGTACTTTCAGATCGCTGTAGTAGGGTTGTTCGGCTGGAATACAAATTTCTTGGACTTGGTAGGATTTCATAGCAGACTCTCCTAATATGATGGCCAGGGTTTCGGTTTGGTAGGTTCCGGATACGGTGGAAAATGTGCGTGCTCGATTATAAACTTCCTGTAGTTCGGCTCGTAGGCTAGATTACTGGTCACACTACACTTCCGACAGGTCAGATGTTGCAGGTCTGCCGATTGTACAATATGTGGCGGCAGTTGTGGATTGAGAAGATGTGTGAAGATCGGCGGCGGGTTCGGTGAGTATGGCATATTCATCCCTCTGGGTCATCAAATAGAACTCTAGAAATAACTATCTTCGGTCGAAGCTGTTTAGATACCATCTCGTATAGAGTATCTATAGACACATTATTTTCTGCGCAGAATTCGCATAGATTATTCAGTGCCACAAGCTCTTCATGCGTGCATTCCAGATTCAAAGAATCTTGTACATAGTCGATCTTCATGTTCAGGTCATCCTTCCAATGTGAATCCATCATCAAGTCTACCTTGGAAATACACAGCTTTCTCGGCCAATGTATTCCCCTTCACCCGCTGACTGAGAATTCCTTTCGTGAACATTTCCGGCTCACAGATGATATAGAGTTCTTCTCTTGCACGGGTCACAGCAGTGTATAGAAGTTCTCGCTGCAGCATTGTGGCATGGGATTGATGAGTGACGAAGAATACTTTCCGCCATTCACTGCCCTGGGATTTATGAACTGTCAGACAATACCCTAGGAGCATAGCATTCACATCGGATGCTTTATCTACCTTCACTTCCACATCGGAATCATTCATCCGAAGTGTGATGATATGTGAACACTGACGGACACGTTCCTCAGATTTCCCTTCACTGGAAGCTACCTGCGCCAGAAGGAAATCCATGCCATCCTCTGACATTTCAGCACGAGCCGTTCCAGCTGAATCATAGCCCCAGTAATCCAGAGTCGGACTTTCAACCACTGGCATGATACCGCTATATGCAGCGTTCGGCTGGATGGCAATGATCGTCGCATCTTCCTTGTCATATAGCACCTTGTCACCAATACTGAAGTGGTGTTTATTGAAGCCTGCAACTACTTGGTAGACTGTACGGCCGTGCTTGTGTGCGATGTGATCCGCAATAATCTTGTTCAGTTCGTCAGTACCGAAGGCTTTGTTAAATGGGATTAGGATGATATCCTCTTCGATATCATATGCACCGGAATCATATGCGGCCTTGAAGAACATTCCGGCTGTGTTCAGTGCAGCTTGCGCTTCGATCTTCTTCTTCCAGGGATGGATTGTCAGCTTTCCTGGTGTTTTCCATTGCGGGTAGTCTGTGGCTGGAAGTGGTGTACCTGAAAGTATGCGATGTGCAAGGGCAATAATGGGAGACTCAAGTGCTTGACGGTATACTTCCGTGAGTTCAACGACGGGAAGTTCGAGTAGTTTGAACCCCAAGATTGCGGGACCAAATACTGGCGGGAGCTGCTGAATGTCACCTAGGAAGATGAACTTAGGACTATGAGGACACGCATTTGTAAGCTCCTTATATAGATCAGTTCCTAGCATTGAACCTTCTTCGACGATGATGTATCGAATACTAGCGGGCAATGGATTACCTGCGTGTCGAGTTGCCTCGAATTGCATCTTGGTTTTAGATTCACCAGTGTTCTCATCCATCACGTCATAATAGACTGGCTGATATTCCAGAAGCTTATGAACAGTGATTGCATTCGCTTGCAGGTCAGCAGGAAGATTTCGCTTGATGTTCGCAACTGCGCGGCGTGTATATGCGCAGATTACGATTCCAGGTGTGCCAGAAACAAGGTGCTTATGGTCATCCGCTTGCAGGATTCCAGCATGGCCAGCTTGGATTAGTTCCTGCGTGACTGCGAATTGTGTGGTAGTTTTCCCGGTTCCGGCAGCACCGATTAGGACGCCAGAATTACCTTGTCGTCCGCAGGTTTCTACGAATTCCAGTTGTTTGGAATTCAGTGTGATAAGTTTACCGTATCGGTCGATTACTTGATTGCTGGCGCGCTGGATTACTACTTCCAGGGGTTCTGGTTCTGTGAATGTATCTCCTGCATTGTATTCATCTACATGGGCTTCGTGCGCAGTTATAGCTTTGGCTATTGCAGTTTCTTGCAATGCTTTCTTCGCCTTGTAGGCTGCAAGAAGTTCTTGCATTCTAGATGGAGTTGGTAGGCTCATGATGTTGGTTCAGGTTAGTTTCCGGGGAAAACAAGATATTCTTGTTCTGGCTTATCAGGGCGTTGACGATGTACCCAACCATCCTGCCTAGGTAGACAGTGCTTTTGCACGGTAATTGATTTAAAATCAATTTCGCACAGCTCGCTGTACATTTCAAAGACTACTGGCATATCTTGTCGTTGAGTTTGAAGAAATTCAATGAGAGATTTTACAGTCATTGGCGTGTTCATGATGATAGCCTCACAGATTCATGAATGATGGAACAGGGCGATTCTGCCACGTCATCGGGCGCTTGTCAAGTACTGTCCATTGTTGATTCTTCCAGCGATAGTACGCTTGGTATTTCTGATACGGACTCAGATTCGGAAGCATCTTAATTTGAATCGGCATCGCAAGATAAGGATCATGTGCAAGTGCACTGCTAGCAGATGGAAACTCTTCAACCAATAAATCCTGGGCATACTTAATTATCTGTGTGGAGGCATGATACGAACAACTTAGCTCTTGTCGAATGTTCTCAAGTTCTGAGGCAAGTTCTAGCATCCATATCAGATTGTGTTGATAGCTTGCCCAGATTGTACAAGGATGATTTCGATGTGTTGGCTTGTACAGCCAAGTAGAACAGAAACCCCAAGTATCTAGAACTGTTGAAGCGATCTGCGCAGATTCCAGAATCATCTTATGAAGATGTTGGTCGCAGTGGGCACGGGCAGATTCTTGTGGGGTGGAATGAAGGGCAAAGATGTTCACTTGATTTCCTTTACGATGACCGGCGGGCGAATGATTACATATCCAGTACGGTGTCCGCGAATCTTTCGGAAGGATAGGCGAAGCTGAGATTCTGGATTCCGTCCGATTTCCTGCAAGGAGAGGCCATCTTGAAGGACAGGAACATATGCGATTCCTTCTCGAATGATTCTCGGCTTAGATATCAGCCAAGTGTATACATATCGTGCTTGCCAGTACAGAACATAGTGTTTATCACAAACACGAAGATATTCTACTGGTAGATGGAATTGTGTGGTGATTGCCTCAGTTAGGCTGAGGTCGGCGGCGGTGTTCATGACTTCTCTCCTTCAGCTGCGCGCTGACCGTGTTTCATAGCCATCGAATATCGCAACTGTGCGCGCAGGTATTTTGAGTGCTGACGATCACAAACATCTCGTCAGTGGAACTCCTGGAATCGTAATCTGTGCGTACACTCGCCGAGCAGTAGCAAACATCAAGCGGAATCTTCCACTCGATCTACAAGGTAATGCAATCACAGTTCATAAGCTTCTGGAATACCAACCAGTGTATTATGAAGTGATGGATGAGAATACTGGTGAGAGCAAAACTAAGATGCAATTCGAGGCAACTCGGCATGCCGGTAACCCACTCCCACCGAGTATTCGATATATCATTGTCGAAGAATCTTCCATGCTCGGAACTGATCTTTACAAGGAGCTAGTAAATGCATGTCCACACCAACCTAGGTTCATTTTTCTTGGGGACATTCAGCAGTTACCGCCGGTTTTCGGCCCGGCTATCTTGGGCTTCAAACTACTGGAACTCCCGGTTGTTGAACTCACAGAAGTCTACCGGCAAGCATTGGAAAGTCCCATTATTTCCCTTGCACATAGGATACTTTCCGGTAATCCGCTCCCCGCAGAAGACTTCCCAGCCTGGAAATCACCCGGAAAGCTAACAATCCATCCTTGGAAGAAGAAGATCGAAGCACAAGCTGCACTAAACACAGCTGGAATGTTCTTCAAAGCTGCATACGATAACAAAGCATACGATATCGAGGAAGATATCATCCTCATCCCATTCAACAAGGCATTCGGAACTGACGAACTGAACAAGATAATCGCCAACCATATCGCACACAAGCATGGCCGAACTGTCTATCAAGTCATCGCAGGATTCAATAAATTCCACTTCAGTGTGGGCGAGAAAGTTCTATATGACAAGGAAGATGCAACCATCATCGGTATCCAACCGAATCCGGCATATTCCGGTATCATGCCGACTGTTGAATCTCCAACTCTGGATTACTGGGGTTATGATTCGACACCGCGCGCTCAGG